ATTTCTCCGTTGGAACCAACCGCCGCAGTGCCGGTGATTCTCTCGCCGCCCGGCGTTACCGTAAGCGGCATACCTACGAAGCCGCCGCCTTCGCCGCCAAGACCTGTCGCCTCGATTGCAGCGCCCTTGTATCTCTCTGCAAAAACAGCCGTTTTCTTCGTGCCTGCGTAATGATGCACGATAAGAATGTCCTGATTCGCCAGAGCCGCCGCGTTCTGTTCCTTAACGGCGAGGTTCCAGATATGCGTAAGCGCAACATCTCCGGCATCGAGTTCGCACGGTTCAAAGTCCTGCGTAATGATGGGCTTTTTCATCGTGGTTCTGGTCGTGCCGATGATGTCCTTTTTGGAATCCTTCTGCCAGTCGTATTCCATGCTGGAATCCGTTACGCGCGTCCCAAGCGGCGACCATACGGCGGCGGGATCAGTACCCGTATTCACACAAAGAATCAAAAGTTCTCTGTCTACAGGCTGCCCAGCAACGGTGTTAAAGGTCATATTTTCTGCCATAGTTAAATCACCTCATATTTCATCTTCATTAAGATTTGATGGTCTTCCGAACCGTCCTTGTATGGGTAAAGTAACGCCGCGCGGCTGGATACATCCATGCGCCGGACGCGGATTCCATCGCCCAAAGACGGATAATTCTGCATCGCCCAGTCTCCGAATCGATTCAGCACTGCGTCCGCTTTCAGGCGCTTGTCGTTGCTGCTGCCTGGGAAGATACGGGCGATAATTTTGAACTGGTATTCTGCTTCATGCCCGCCCAAGATGTATTTCTGTGTGATGTATGTGCCTGGAATCACGGACAGAGCCACGCTTGCAGAATCAGCGGCGAGGAACTCATAATTGATGGTTGCAGCCGGGAGATCGTCATCCGAAAACGAGTTTACCCAGACCATCATTTTTCTGGATATGTCCTGTTCTTCCTCGGAAGAAACAAGCTTTTTTTCTTTTTCAGAGCCCATTTTTCACCGCCTTATCTGCAACTCGAATCCATTTGTCAAGGTTCTCAGCCTTTGAAGCCTCGAACCAGTGTGATTGTGCCTGCGCGTGTCCGGATGTCGTGAACACAAGGTTTTTGTCTGTCAGAACCTTCGTCCCGCCCTTTGGCGCGTATGTGCTTCCAGTCTCCGGGTCAACCATAACTTTCCCGTAATACAGAAACCGTGCATATGGCCCCGGATAGATGATCGCATTACCGTCCACAAGTGTTCTCTGGTCGAGAGAGCCCGTCAGAAACGGCACATACGGGCTTGTGTCCTTTTTTACCTGTACAGCAACAATGTGTTCGGCTTTTGTGCAAGCCCGTGCTATAGCCTCCTGAAGCTCGTCAAAGCCATCGGTTTTCACACTGAATTTCAGCATTACGTGCCTCCGACCTGCCAGTGCTGCATAGAAGGACTGCCGAAGTCCTTCATGTCCACCTTTGTCACTTTGTACACATCGTCGTAAAACATCTCAATCTGTTCTTCCGTCTTGTCCGGCTCGACTACTTCACCTTTCACAAAGAAGGTAGTGCCGCCGTTACCGTCCGTGGATAGCGTCCAGATTTTGCTTTTATCAGTTGCTCGCCAGAACTCTTGCGGTCCGACATAGCGCTTCTCCGCTCCTGTCACGCCGTCTACGGCTGGCGAGGAAAACGGAATGTACAGATTCACCGCGTCCGCTCCTTCAAGCCCGCTCGCGCGGACGTTGGCAGCTTTCGACGCTTGGAGCATTACGCCACGAATCACTGTGATATAGCGTTTCTGCGTGTCATTGAAATCCTGGTCTTGCTCCTGCGTGACGTTGTAGATTGTTACGGTGTGGGGGGCGTACATGCAAAACACCTGCCTCTGTAAAGAAGCCCGGTATGGGCTAGATATTCACGCGCTACGCTTGCAAGAGCCTTCTTCGCCTCCGAAGCCGCTTTCAATGCAGACACGGAAGAATCACCGCCGCTGCGAAGCGTCCGGGAATAGCCGCCTACAGTCTCGCTCTGCAATTCTCCTTCGTCAGATGCAAGCCCGGCGGACACATTTTTTCTGGCAAGCTCCTGTGCCGTGTCGATCAGCATATACTGGTCGGCTAAGGCACAGCAGCACATTTTTACAGCATCCAGCTCTGCAAAATCCTTTGCTCGGTTTTGCGTGTAGTAGTCAAGGAAGGAACTGGCGCGTGTCGCCAATCTGCAAAAACTATCCGCGTCTACAGTTCCCATGTAAGTATCGCAGTAGTATTCATAATCAGCGTAGATCATCACTCCACCCCTTCCAGAACAGCCAGAATTTCAGCCTTTTTCATGGAACTGTTGACCCCTTCCACCCCGTTTTCCTCAGCATAATCGAGAAGCTGTGCTTTCGTCATGCCGGAAAACGTGGGCGGTTCAGAGGCAGGCGCTCTCAACAGTTCATTTAACCCCCCGCCGAGATCGTGCCGACTACGATGCCGTCCATGCGCTCTGCGAACAGCGCCATACCGTTGATAACGGTATCGGAGGCGGTCATGTTGGTGTAGTCCGGCTCCTCATGGATGCCGATATAGCCGGTTGCGTCGGTGGTGAAGTCAAACACTTCGCCAAGATCTGCGCCGTTCACGGGGATGTAATACAGAACAATGTTGTCCTTCGCCGTAGCGTAGATCTTACCCTTCGGAACACTGGAATTGAAGATTACAGTGCCAAGGCCGAGGAAGTTCTCCACGTAGGTCATTCCGAAAGCGGTCTGCAAGGTAATGTTCGCCGTTGCGAGGTAGTCTGCCACATCCAGAGGGTTCATGAAATAAACCGCACCGATCTCGTCGTCCTCGAACAGAACCTGCAACTGCCCCCACGCCTGCGCAAGGGTAGCCTGGAATGTCGTGCCCGTCGCCGTTCCTGTGCCGGTGGCGAGGAACGCAAAGAAGTCCTTCCGGATGCCCTTCTGCACGTCCTTGAGCATCTCGTCTGTGGTCATTTCCACCGCCTGATCGTAGCCACGGTCGGTGATAGCCTCAGCAGACGTTGCCTTTCTCCACTTCTTGAGCGTGATCTCCTGATAGTTCACGGCTTCCGTTTTGTACTTGCTCAGGGGAATGGTTTCACCTTCCGCCACGGCACCATCTTCCAGCGTGCCGGTAGCCTTGTAGCTCTTGAGCACGGTGCCAGCCTGCTTTGCGATTTTGCGGGTAACGCCAAGAGCCTCCATCAGCTTCTTGATGGAATAGCCGAACATTTCGGTAAATTCGATCTCGCGAACTCGCGCAAGATCAGCTTTTTTAATCAGCTTAGGATCAACAGCCATAATTAATCTTCCTTTCTAAACAAATCCATATTTGCGGCGATTGCAGCGCGCCGCTCCGCTCTGTCAGTGATTTGCATGATATCGTCTTTCGTCATCGCCTTGCCGCCGTCGTTGAGACGTGCGCCCATGTCCACACGGACAGAAGGCTTGGATACAAGTCCTTTATAAGTTCCTTCGATAAGTGCATCGAGGCTCTTTGTGTCCTTGATTTTCTCACCGTCCATCTCCAATGCGGTCATTTCCTCGCCGCAGCCGCGCATGGCAAGATCGAGATTTGCGCCTGTGATATTTTTGCTTTCAAAGTAAGCCCGAACAGCCTTTTCCTTTGCCGCCTTGCTTTCCTTTGCTGTGATGCCGGATTTATATGCTTCGAAGTCCGAGTGTTCTTTTTCGTACTTCTCCTTATATCCGCCATCGCCCGCCGCCTTGAGGTCTTCCAACTGCTTTTGAACGCCGGGCAGTTTCTCCGCATCAGCCTTGTACTTGCTGACATCAGCCTTCAAGCCGTCTACGGTATCGGTATGTGCTTCAATGATGGTGTCCACCTGTTCGTCGGTGAGTCCCATGCCTTTCATTAATTTTCTGGTCAGTGCCATTTCTATCTTCCTTTCCTTTGTCCGCAGTTCGTCGCGGCGATAGATTGTATAAAAACCGCAGTGCTTCGCGGGTTTTACCTGTAAATTATTTGTAGAAAACTTTTGTCCTTTCTGGTTGCTCCGGCAATCCTGCCGCCTTGCTGAACCTGCTATATTCTGCGTTCAGCCGCCGAAGCTTTATGTTCGCGGCGGTCGCGTCCTCGGAAAGCCCAGCTTCTTTGTATGCGTTTCTAAGCTTTTTCTGCGCGCGGATTTGACGCTCTATGCGGCGCTGCATCTGCGTCGCTTCATAGGCTGTGTAAGTTTTTCCATCAAACGTGCAGCCAAGACCATCGTCGATATGCTTGAGCTGTTCGTCTGTGTAAGTTCGCTCCGAAACGCCGGGAATAAATGGATATTTGTGATGGCGGCAGTTCGCGCCGGTCAGGCCATCAACATATCCATAGCCGGTAGTCTCCACAAGGTCATCGTAAAGCCCCAGCGGGTCAGGTTCGCCGTTTTCGCTCTGGTAATAAACTTTGCCTTGCCACTCTTTGTGTGAAGACCACGGCGAAGCGCCCGGCTTGTCACGCGCCCCAGAGTGCGCAGACACTTCAAAGTATCTCGTATCAAGGTACTCTGCGCTTTGGTTCGTGTACTGGTCGCAGATCTGATTCACGCCGGTCATGACGGCTCTCCGAACAGCAACGTCGATGTGGTCAACGTGTCCGCTTTCGTAATTCACAACTTTCAGACCGCCTGCAAGCTGCTGAACAGCAGACTTGATCGCCTGATTGTAGCTGATTGCCCCACTCTGAATCTGCATGACAGCAGAATCTAACGCCCACTGATATGCACGCGCGGGTGGAAGCATCGTTCTGCCTTTGTCCACCAGAAACCCCATAGACTGTGTGATGTTATGAAATTCGTCAAGCGTCTGCGCTCTGATTGCTTCGATTGTCGCAGCGTTCACCAGAATATCAGGCTGTGTCAGCCCTGCCATGTCGATAACCGATGTGAAATACTTCTGGTTTCTGGCAACAACGTCACCGAAAAGCTCCTTGAGCTTCTTCTCGCTAATTCCAGAGGTCTTGCGGATTGCTTTTTCAATCTCCTTCGTGCCGATACCATGCGAACGAAGCGCTCTGATTGCCTGAACAGTCACTTCGTTCAGCTGGTCTTTCAGCGCAAGCCTACTGCATATTTCATCGAGAAGCGTATCTTCCAATCCTCGGAACAGTTCTGCCAGTTCTTCCGGCAGCGCGTCAAGGACTTCCGGATGAAACGGATATTTCATTTGCTTTCCTCCGTTTCACAATATCATCGTAATGCGGTTTTACCCGTATCACGTTCCAGTCGCATTCTTCCGGTACTCTGCCGTAAAATATCACCCATTCCGGAGATAGCCGCTTCATCATTTCCTCGTATCCGCGCAGGAACAGGCGTTTGCTATCCTTGTTTGCCTGCGTCCCAACCGAAGAAACCGCCACTATGCCGCCGACAGGCTCGCCATCGAAGCACCAATCATAGCTCCTCTCATCGCTCCATGAGATCGTCGGGTAAACCGTCATCCCGTGCATCTGCCAGTATGCCGCTAACCAGTGCTTGCGGTAATGGTTGTATAATACCGGCTCCGCCGCCTCCAGCGCCTCCAGAACTTCCACGGCCTCCCATCACTCCACCTCCTGCTGCTGTTCAGTTACCATGTCCTGCGCCTTTGGGATTGCAGCCTTTGCGGTTGCCTCGTCCTCGTTCATCCAGCGCATACGGAACTCCCAGTCGTTCATAATCCCAGCGTCCAGCAGTTGCATATCTCGCAGGAAGTCCGTCTGCTTGTCCTCGATGATAGAATCGTCAAAGTCAATAGAAATCTGTACTTCCTCATTCAGGCCAGCTTCCATGTACCTGTTCCCCATGCGGAGCAGCGTCCTGCAAAGATCTGTGATTGCCTGTTCAAGCAAAATCTCATGCTTCTTGATCGTTCGGAACATGGTGCTGTTCTCGCTGATAACCTGCGTCGCTGTAGCAATACTTCCCTGATCGAATTTGTAATGATTCTCACCGAAGCCGCACTTGCTGGAAAGAATATTCAGCATATCCTGCATACCGGTGTTGAACTCCTCGGTACGAAGCGTCATGTCAACAGACTGCAAGATGTTCCCGTTGTTCGCCCTGTCTTCCGGCAAAACGTAATACACAGTCTCACGTTTATCAAAGACCGGTCTTCCGTTCACGTCCCGAGTTGCTTCCGGCTGCACTACAATGCGCTTTTTGCCAAGAACAAACTCATTCACATAGCTGTCATACGTAATATCAACGCTCTTGAGCTGGTCAATGGCATATGCAAACACAGCCACACCAAGCGGATTATTTTCATCGGTGTTCGCGATATTCAGTCTGTCAATGACAAACTGAGGCTTGTCGCTCCCTGTATGTACAACAGGAGGGATTGTTTCAAAGCCCTTTACACTGGTCAGAGGGACTTCTTCGGAATCATACAAATGGTTCTCGATGTCGTACTCGCCGCCGTTCAGCCTGTGAACTTGAATGTATGTGTACTCTGTATCGTCCACCTTTTTTGTAGAGGCGAACGCACACTCTCTGATGATTCCATTGTCCCATGTCAGGGGATAAATGTTCGTCGCGCTGACATAGTTGATACGAATGCGCCCAGAATCAGCAATTTCGGAAGTGTCCGGATTGATGAACATTCCCTCAATGACCGGAACATACGCTATCGTTCCAAGCGCTGCCTTTCGCTCCTGCGATTCGTTCGCCTTGATCTCCCAGTTGTTTTCCGAGAGAATCGTGTCTACGAACTCCTGCTCCTTCTTCCCCTCGAGCGTGATGTTTACCCGCTCGTTCATCAGAAGGTTTGCCCAGTCCTCGCATACCTTTTTCGCCATGCTTACGGAATATCTGTGGCATTCCAATTCTTCAATGCCATTCCATACCGTGTAACTGTGGAAGTCCTCGACATTCCCTTTGTACCAGTCTCCCCACACTCCGATCAGCTTGTAGAAATCGAGATCAACGGTATCGAATCCCATCTCCTTTAATGCTCTGCGTATGTTCACTCTTTCACCGTCCTATCGTATGCCCGGCGCGTTCCAGGTCTTTGTAATATGGCTCTATGCTGTACTCAAACGCATCGAGGCTGTCAATATCGGATGTCCCATCGTCAAGTCGCTCGTCCTCGAACTTATCCGGGTCATAAATTGCTGATTGGAACGCATCGATCAAATGCGGGCAGTTCCGCGAAACCTTGAGCCTGCCTTGCTTCATCAGCAGCACAACCAGTCTGATTCTGTCTGTGATCTGCATTTTCAGCGCGTTCTTGACCTGTGTCCCAAGATTCTGCTTCTGTGCCGTATGATCTAGCCCACGAATCAAAACCGTTTCCGCGCTGTCTGCCCGCGTCTGGCTGTATCCGTATTTCGATGTTATCAGCTTGCAAAACGTAGCAAACCGCCTGTTCAGCGCGTCAGGGTCGATCTCTTCGTTCTTGATGTATTCCTCTTCCAGTGCGACCACGCGATAGTCTTTTGTGATTCCAGTCGCTTGAAACTTCGTTGCAGACTTCGTGCCGCCGAAGTCAACGCCGATGGAAATAACGGAAAACTTTGTATCGTTTTCTTCCACCCATTTGATAGGGTCGTCAATCAGATACTTTTCCGTGTCGTTGGCAAAGTCCTTGTAAACAATTCCCTCCGCAGCTACCCACAGCCCACGCACATAGCGGTCGTAGAATATCCCGGCGTACATGTTCTCATAGCGCTCAAGCGTCCTTTCGCTCAAGCCGGGGTTATCCCGCATTTCGAAATGTAGGTAAAGCGTGTTCCGTTCTCTATGCCGCTTTATCCATTCCTGATAGAACCAGTGGTGAGGGCTTCCGGGGTTGCAAGAGAACCACAGCTTTGCACCGTCCACAGAGCAACGCGCAAGTGCCTGCTCCACAAAAGAGCGGGGCATAAGTACAACTTCGTCCAGCAGCACGCCAGCTAACGTTCTGCCTTGAATCAGCGTATAGCTTGCCTCATCCTTGCCGCCGAAAACTTCAAAATAGTTCGTCACAGCACCGCGTCGCACTTCCATGACCTTATCGCCGCGCCGCCATCGGACGATATAGCGCTCCTTCGCAAGGCTCATCGCCGTAAACGGTACAATGATGTTCTTTGTGCAGCTATCAACCGTGCGGCCACACACACCAAAGCGCTGCCCGCTGAAATTCTCCATCGCCCAGCGTACAAATGCCCACATCATGATGGAGGTCTTACCGGAACGCACAGCGCCGTCGCAGATCAGCGCGTCATACTTGGAATAGGGGAATGCAAGGATTTTCTGCTGTTTTGGGCTAATCATCGCTCCCCAACCCTTCTGCCATTTCACGCAAGCTCTGACTCAGAGCGTCTTCCTTAATCGTATCTGATGGATTTCCCCCAATCATCGCCCATTTGTCGATCAGCGTCCCCATCGCCGTTGTAATCTGGCTGAGGTTTGCAGCCGCGAGTTTATCAGGGTCATTTAGCATCTCAAGCCCTTTCCCAATGAAAGAACATACAAGCTCTTTTCGGGAGTCCATGTACGCGAGAATATCTGCTGTGTTTTCTTCTTTTTTTCGTCTGCACATCTCTGCAATATCTGCATTATTGTGCACAATCTTCTTTACGGTGTTCGGGGAGCAGCCGTTAAGCTTTGCCACAGCGTTACAGCTTCCGAGCTGGGCATAGTCGGCAACTATTTTCTTTTTTTGCCGATCTGTCAACCTCGCAGCCATAATCACCACCTCGAAATAGTTATCCTTTTCACGCTCCACCGGATTGCGGTTTCCGGTGGAGCTAAGAAAAAGGAGGTTCCGCAGTACGCTGCGTAGCCGTTGAAAAGGATGAGAACGCAGAGGATACACCTCTACGCTCTCAACGATACACTATGTTTAAGGCTCTCTTACGCAAACTTTTGAATATAAACCACGTTTTTCTGCCACCAAGTAGATAAACTGCCTATGCCATTCCTGAGCGGTACGCTCCGAAACATATACCACCATCGCAGCGCCCTGTAAGGTGTGTGTACGCTTCCAAAGAACCAAATCTATGAGCCGGAGGCGTTCCGCCCCGTCGGGAAGCTGCTTTGTTTCCTCGACGGCAGCATCTACCGCGTCGATTTCCTCGCGCGTCATAAGCGTACCGCTTTTGTAACTTCGTATCATCCACTTCGCATACCCCCACCACCCATAGCGCGGTTTGCTCACCGTATCACCCCCCTTGTTTCATTTTCTCGTCCAAGACATCCTTCAAACACGCACACAAGAACGCCCCGTTTGTCATCACGTGCCAAATAGACGGAAGCCCGGATTCTTCGTCAATGTGCGTCGGGTCTTCCCAGATTGCTAAGACATGACGTAACAGCGCCTCGTGCCATCTCTCCGGCTCAATGCTGCGCCAGTCCTCCGCGTCTTTGTACTTCGCCAAGCCATATCCCCGCGTCGCCATGATCGCCTCTATCGCCTCCACGGGGACGGTGGACGGTCTGGGCTTTCCGCCGTCAAACTTCGCGCCCTTCAACTGCTCCATGCGTTACCTCCTTTAGTCTTTGCGCTGAAAGCGCGCTGTATGTTTCCTTTAGGATCTCCACCGTGTAGCGCACCTCGCCACAGCTTTCGCATAAATATCTTCGTGTTTTTATGATTCTGTCACTGGTAGGCCTGCTGTCTTTGCACCGCATCTTTTTGTTGCATCCCGGGCAAATCATAGCTGTATCCCCCTTATGTACTTATCAAAATACGTCACAGCCACCGCCATAGCCGCCCACATATCCGCCGAGAAGCCGTAAAAGAAACCGGGGTTCTTCTTTGTTCCCTTGCCGTAGTTCGGCTGACCTGGCGCGTAGCGGTCGACGAGGGCTTGTCGGATGTTCGCATCCTTCGCCGTCGCTCTGCCGCAAAGGTAAAGCTTTTCCTCCCGGCGGAAGATCTTCTGTATCTGGTATCCCTGCCGGTAAATCTCGGCATATTCCCAGAACCGCCCAATCCAGAAGCAGGTGTCAAACACCTCTTGGCCTACCGGCATTCCCATTCCCGCCACCATCTCAATCGCTAAATGTTCATATGGCCAGCAGAGCACTTTATATATCTCCTCGTTCGGAATCTTCCCAACGTCCAGCACCTTCCGGATTTCCTTCCCGTCGTGCTCTACGATAACATAGCCGGATTTCTCGTTGCCGGGGTCAATCGCAAGGATCACGCCCATCGAATACCTCCGCTCAAATCATGAAGCGGGATCTTCTTCAACCATTCCCTCAGACCATCGGCAGAAACCAGTTTTTCACTCTCCATTGTCTGCGTCCTCCTTCCAGCCGTCCATACGCGCCCCGCAGTGCGGGCAGTAATCCATTCGCGCGTCAAATCCGATGTCGCACGCCGAGCAATACTGGATATCTCCTGCCGCTTCGCTATGGAACGGAATCCACTTCGCATGCACCACCTCCGCAACGTCGGCGGCGGGCTGACGCAGCAGGAGCGTTTTCACCCGCGTAGGCGTCCAGTTCGGATTTTCCGCGTTGCAGGATTCAAAGTCTTCCAGCGCCGCTTCGCGGCTGATGTATCCGTCAGGCATTTCAATCACTCCTTCCGCGCCAGCTGAAGCACGATCCGCCCATTGTAAGCTCCTTCGGCGCTGTGCAGCTTCCATTGTGGCTATATTTGCAGATCTCGCAGGCATCCAGTTTCTCCATATCGCGCATGGCCTGCAAAAGCGTCACCCCAAGCTTTTGATTCTGCTCTTTCAAAAAGCAGATCGTTTCAACCAGTTTTTTGACGTTCATTTTCTCATACTCGGATTTGTCCATACTTCCGGCTCCTTTCCTGCCGCTGCCATGCGTTTTCCTTATCTGCGCAGGCCTGGCACCTTGTTTTTCCGGGCCGAGGCGGGTTCAGCCCGCATCTGACGCAAAGGCCGATTTCCCGGAAAAACGTGTAAGATTCGCGTTTGTACTCCCGGATGTAGCGCCGCATGTACTCTTTACTGCTCACCTTTGCCTGCCCTCCGTCGCCCGCTCGGCCTCCTCGCAGCTGATGTATTCGTCAGGCATGGTCTGCCTCCAATTTTCCTTTGTGTTTCTTCACGAGCTCCTTCGCTAAGTTCAAGCCGACTGCAGTATAGTCAAATTCGGAGTCCCCGATAGCCGGTTCAACGCATCCTTCCGTCCCGCCATATGTGCCATGATGCTGTGCGAAGTCACTTCCGTCCGGGAAACGCACTGCATAGCCGTCGTGCAGGCGCTCTATCGTGCATTTGATTCCAAGATCGACGCAAAAATGGTACAACGCCCATATTTCAGTGTATTTTACTGGAAAATCTGTGTGCTTGATGTAATCAGTCATAAGACATATACTCCCTTCCGATTCTGTTTTGCATTTCATACGGCAGTGCAAGCAGCGGCGTGCATCTACTCAGGATCTCTGCTTTCAAAAGCCGCTCCGCCTGCCGCTTGGTCAGCCGCCGCTCCCGCTTCTTCGGCGGCAGCTCGCCTTTTGCCGCCGCAATAGCGGTCGGGTTGTGCTTATGTTGCCCCATCGTCCCGCACCTCCACGCCTGCCTCGTCCAGCAGGTCAGAAAGATCGGTGTCCACGCTGCTACCAATAAACTCGCCATTTTCGTCGAAGTGGTTGTACTCCGTGGTCGGTCGGGATTCTATCCCTGCAAACTCTTTTAAAAGTCTCAGATATTCGTCGTTATCGAAGAGCTGAGCCTGATAGAGTTGTCTCAACTGCGCTTTGGTTATGTGCTTAGCCATCCTTCTTGCCCTCCATTTCCTGCAAAGCCTTTCTGGCGGCTTCCTCTGTCAAAAACACCGTTCGTCCGATTGCTTCCTCGCAGAATCTCTTCCGCCCGGTTATGTACGTTGTGCCGTTGACGTCAATGCGGATTGCGTCTACCGTGACCGGCACGGGCTTTTTGGGGCGCGTGTAAAACATCTTAGACAGCCAAACCGTATCGCCCGGTCTGAGCCGCTTACTGTCCATATCCTCATACGCTGCGAGACGTTCCGCCATCTGGACGAGTTCGCCGATCGTCGCATAACCCAGCGCGTGACCGTTTACCAGCACGCAATCCTCATCTCGGCTTGTCATCCGTTCCATCCTGCTTCGCCTCCTAAACTTCCAAAATGGAATTTCCAGCCGGAGGTTTCGCGTCAGCCGCAACCGCTTCGGTCTCGCTCAAAAATACTCTCACACCGATCTGGTCCACAGGGATACCGATATCCACAATTTCCCCCGGAACAATGATGCTTGCTGATATTCTTGTAACCTCATGTGGTTGCACGCCAATGCAATCTCGCGCGTTATTTTTGTATGTCTTAAACCACACCGTATCGCCCACCTTGCACGGCAGAATCACGACGCGCCCGTCCTTGTCGGCTTTCATCAGCTCCACCATTCGTGAGATGGAGTAATCACAGCCGGAAAGTGTTTCCTCTATCTCTCGCGCCTCGGCGCACGCCTGCGGGGATAATCCCGCATCTTCGTAAGCCTTGAGCCGTTCCCATACCTCCTTCTGCGTGCAGTTGCCGCTCTGCTGGCACGCCAGGTCTCGGCACTGTGCAATATCACAAAAGTTTCCTTCAAACGTTAGTCTTTCCATCGGCATCCTCCTTGTCCTCGAACTGCTTCAAATGTTCGCGCAGCTCCGCGCATACCCACGCTGCCTGATAGAGCAGAGCCAAAATGTGCTCGAACGATTCAACATCTTCCCAGAGCCATTCGGCCATCATCGTCGAGAAGGAATCATCCGAGATATCCAAGTCCACATACGGGCAGTTCCATCTGGTCAGATCCCGCGACAGGTCGAACAGGCTGATGTCTGCGCCGTTCTTCCCGTATCCGCGCACCCATACCTCTTTGTCCTTGACGTAGAACAGGTTCAGCGCCATTTCAAGATTGTTTTTCGGGGTATCCGTTGTGAGCCTCATTTTTCGTCCTCCTCAATTTTTGGCGTATGTGCAAGCGTCTTGTACGCCGCAAACACCACATTCCCCGCTTTGGTCAATGCTTTTGTGCCGCACACCGCGCATTCGATGAGGTACAATCTTTCCTCGCAGTAGTACACGTGGAGCTTGTGTCCACATCTTCCGCAGCATATGTCTGTCTCCCACGCAAGGTAATTCGTACCGTCGTTTTTGCCATCAAAAACCTGATGGCACAGCTTGTCGAAGTTCGATGCACCTTTCATCATTCCACCTTCCGGCAAGCCGCGCCATTCCCAGCGGCTGGAATCGATGCACCCGGCGCATGGACACCCTTCCTGCACGCAGTTCATGCAATCAAAGACAATCGCACCGTCATATTCGCAAAAATCGTTATGCTTGCAGTCCAGGCAGTCATGCCGCTCTTTTATCTGCTCGATTATAGCGTCCCTCTCGGCTTCTGCCTTCGCATTCTCGGCGGTCAGGCGCTCGATCAGGTCAGCGGCTGCCTCGCCTAAATGCACGATACAATCCGCGTCGCTAAAAAGCGGGCATAAACCACCGTCTGCACAAACCTCTTTTTCGCAGCACCGCAGCGCCCGTATAGTTTCCTTGTCTGTCATAGCGTCACATTTCCCCTCCTATTTTCCGTTTCCCTCTTGCTGCTCGCCTGCAGTTTTTTGCCCCGCCATCGGTCATCTGGCTTATGTCGATGATCTCGGCGCGTTTGTCGTAGCTTTTCAGCCGTTCTCCCTTCACGGCGCTCCAAGCCTCGCAGGACGCGCTGCAACCGGCTTTCCGGTTGGGGCAGTCCTTCGCGCATGGTCCAAAGTTACTCATGCCAGTTCCTCCAACTTTATTTGCCCGTCCGGCTCAAAGCTGAGCATTTTCTCCTTCGCCGCTTTATAAAACCGCTTGTCGATTTCGAACCCGTAACTATTCCGTCCAAGTTCTGCCGCTGCGCGAAGCGTTGACCCAGAACCAGCGCAAGGGTCTATCACGACGTCGCCCGGGTCTGTAAAAATCTCAATAAGCTGTTTCAGCAATCTCACTGGTTTTTGCGTCGGGTGGATTTTCGGGTATAACTTTGCGTTATCTCTCTCCCACGAAAACCAGTTAAAAACCATGTGCCTCTGTCCGTATACGTCTACGTTGCGAAATTTCGGTAGCTTATTTCGGTAAAGAACAACCGCGAATTCTACTGCTCCGACCGGACGCATATTAGCTTTGAGCACCTGCGCGGAATAGTTTTTGCAAAAAAACAGCGGGTAAAACTTCTGAAACCCGTATCGCTTTCCGTAATCTATAACCGTCTGTATCTGCTCGAACGCGCAAAACACAATCATCGCCGGGGCTTGGTTTTTCTCCTTTGGCTCTTTTTTAAGCAGACGCGAGCAGAAATGCATATACTCTGCGATTTTGAAACTCCCATCGGAATTAAAAAACGCTTTCTTCGCAAGTTTGCTTTCCCCGTTTTTGTTATCTCCCCCTTTGTACCACATTGGATTTGATGCATACGCATTCCCAGCGATGTTATACGGGATATCCGCGATCACAAGTTGTGCTTTTGGAATTCCGTATTTTTTATAATTCTGGAAATTATCATGAAACAACTCCGTTTTCACACTGTTCATTCTTTCCTCCTGACCTGCACCGTCACTTCCGCCTCCCAGCATTCCGGTTCCCGGACGGTGATAATCTTCCGCCGCCCGTCCTCCGGGTCCTTAACGCTGACGAGGTAAAACGCCTTGTTCTGCATCTTCTGCGGATACTTCCGCGCCCTTAAAGGCGTTCTGAGCTTTGGCATGAGCCGAGGGTAAATCGGCAGCGGCTCCGGAATGACAATCCAGACCTTGATTCCCTGCTTCATCATGCTTCCTCCCCCAACATCCGCTGAATCGCCGCCCTCTGGAAATCGGACAGCTCGTCTCCGTGATGCTGCACGTTGTAGCCCGGCTTCTTCCCCGGCTGTGACGGCGCGCCCTTCTCGCGTTCTTTCGATTCCCACGTCAAAAACTTCTGCTTCCAGTTCCGTACGGGATCGCCCTTCCCGTCGGCCCAATTTCCGGCAGAATAATAGTCGAAAAATTTCTGTGCCAGATTCGGAACTCCACGCTCCTTCGCGTATGCGGAAACCTCTTCCAACGTAGGTGGTATAAATTTCTTACGTTTCTTCTCAGAAATAGAACTACTCTCTTTTCTATTTCCATTTCCATTTCCTAAAGGTAATACCGTGGTATTACCGCAAGCACTACCATCAGCCATACCAGAGTTATCATTTTCTTTGTTCCAACGCTTGCTGATGTTCTCCCTTTGACGCTGGCAATGCTTGTCCCGTTTTTCGATTTCAAGCTCCATCCGGCGGTTGAAGTACTTGCCGTCCTCATCCTTCTGAAACTTGCTCATAACCTCGTCTGACGGCTTTTTGACAGCCCGTATGATTTCCTGCATCGTCATATGCCCGCGCTCTCTTTGGAGACACAGGAGCGTGATATACTGCCCACGCTCCCGCATATCCATCAAGGCACAGCCGGATAGGAAATCCGACGTGTAAAACAAGACGGCAGGGTCTTTGTTGTTTGCCATCCCGCCACCGCCTTAGAACGGCAGTTCTTCGCCGTCATCTTCGTCCATCATCGTAAACCCGCCGGGGTTTTCCGGGTCCTTCGGCTCCGAAGATTTCTTTCCTTCGCCGAAGTAAACACGGTTTGCCACGATCTCAGCAGACCGGCGCTTGTTGCCGTCCTTATCCTTCCAGTCGCGCAGCTGCAACCGACCGTCTACGACGGCCATGCTACCCTTAAAAAAGTAGCCGCTTACAAAATCAGCGGTTCCCGCCCACGCGACGCAATCAATGAAATCCGTCTCTTTCTCTCCGCCCTTCGGCGTAAGATCGCGGTCAACCGCCAGCGTGAAGGATGCAACGGACGTTCCGTTCGGCGTCTTTCTCAACTCCGGGTCTCGAGTCATTCTGCCCATAATAACAATGCGGTTCAGCATTCGCCGTCCTCCGTATCCGCCGCATTCTCTTCCGGAGCGCCAAAAATGACTTTCAAAACATCGTCGAAACGATACGAGGGCATCTTCTTATACGATTCAGCGAGCATGTCGAGCGTCAGGCACTTCTTCGCCAATTCCTCATACTTTTCCGTACTCAGTTTTACATAGGATTCCATAATTACGTTCCTTTCTTATAAATGTGGTTCAGCATGCTTCCTCCTTACAGCATGACTGTTACGCGCCCAGCTTCGATCTCGTCGGCAAGATGTTCCTCGAGGTATTCCTTGATCGTCTTCCGCGCTTCCAGCTTCCACATACCGCCGTCTGCCTCAACGAACGAAATGCCTCTTTCGTCAATTCGGATAAGGAACAGTCCAAGCGGCTGCTCAATTTCCTGGAAGGTTCTGTACGGGCGAAGTTTTACCAGCGGGCGAATCGTCGCGTTGGCCTGTAAGCTCACACCCTTCTGCGTGACAATCGTCGTAGCGACGCCAATATCGTTATAGGTGATCTTTGCGCCGGTCGTGATCTGCGAAAGCAGCTGAAGCGTATACGCGCGATCTTCCGAGTCTTGAAATCTGGTTTGCAGCGCGACTGCCGCCCGTTCGAACGTGAGTTTTGTTTCCGCATCCCAGCCGGGAACGTCCGTCGCACGAACAAAATACGGCGTTAACCGCTCAAACGGAGTATCCATATCCGGGGTTCTGAAAGCCTCAACGCAAAGATGCGATGGAATCTTGATAAACAGCTGGCCGTCTTCGGCATTAGCTGTTCCCTCCCGTAGGATCATCTTGCACAGCGCGTCGAGACTGTTCAGTTCAAGCGTTTTCGCGCCGTAAACATCCTCGTGGATTTCCTTGTAGTTTCCATTCGGCAGGACAGCAAACGTGTGGTCTCCAATTTCCAAAACCTGCGGCTTCGCCATAGCCTCAATTTTCTCGATAGCTTCCTTAATCATTTCATTTTCCTCCTTACGCATTTCTAACCAAATTCAAGACGGGTGCTACTTCCTGTTCTTCGCCCATCATATCCAGCTGGCCGGGCACGTTCGGTACCATTTCCACCGCCGTGACCTCGCCAAATTCATTTCCGGTGATATAAAGTGATGTCGCAACCGGATTTGTCGGGCAAAGAGCGCTTTTCACGCCGCAGGCAACCGATACGGTCTGCCGGTTGGAGTCTGGGCGGAACTCAATGGTAAGCTGCACTTTCCGCTTTGCTGTAGCCTCTGTGTTCGGGTCAAGGATGTTGTCCACGACCTTTGTCATTTCGTAGTCGATTCTCTCCATAATCGCTCCACGAGCCATTTGGAGAATGCTTGTCCTTGTGTCTTCCATGATCTACATTCCTTTCTTGTAAATAAGCTTTTCTTCATCCCACCCGGGATATTTCATTTTTAAGTAGCGTCTGATATACGCTTTCATGTGCTCGCGCTTCGCCGACTGGTCGAACTGCTTGTGGCAGCCATCGCACAACGTCACAATGTTCTCTTCGATCCCAAGCCCACCCTGCGAGCGTGGGATGAAATGACACCACGGATTGCCGGGGCGGAGGCAGACGATGCAGCGCCCGCCGTCGCGCGCCCAGACGGCCTTCTTGACCTTCTCAGGTATCTTTGTCGCCTTCGTTTCTTTCCTCATCCTGCCTCCATTCCAGCGCCATACGCTCGAGTTCTTCCGGCGGGAGCGTCTCAATGCCCTGCTGTTTGCAGTCCTCAACGACCAGATCAATGAGCCGCGCCATCTGCTTTGTGTCGTAGGTACTTGAGCCGTAGTAGCAAATGACGTTCGTGCAGCCAGGAATTTTTGACGCCATGACCTCCGTGCAGCGCCCGAGTCCGTGCGATTCCCAGTCCTCCCGAAATCGCTTGACCGCTGCGTCCGGAATGCAGATCGTATCGGAGTTATCGCCAACATCCGGGATATAGTGCCGGTAGATTTCTTCCGGCGGCGCACCCACCTTGACCGAAAGCTTATTGCAAAGCACCCATAGATATCGGTTTGCATCCAAGCTCCGCTTCTGGCGAAATTCCTTGATCGTGACCGTGTACTTCTTCTGCGGTTCAATCTCCCCGGCTACCATCTGGGCTTGTCCTGGCAGCTCCGGCCGGAGTCTCAGCCAGCTTCCCGCCGCGTCCATGCTCCACGAAGCTTCAACTATGTTCAGCTCCCTCAACCGGAATGACCCCCTTTCTGAGACACTTCGCAAGATACCGAAGCCGTGGCAGATACTCGCCTTCTATCCAATCCCGATCATACGGTATCGGATGATATGACAACCTATCGTCCTCAATCTCCCGAAACCAGTTTCTGTAGTCTTCCGGTTCCAGATGGTACGCAACGATACGCAGATTCTTTTTCGCCGCGAACATTTCAACCTGTGCTTGCATCCAGTACGCACGGGGCACCTTGAAGGATTCTCCCTTGTGCGTCTTTACCTCTGATATTTCCTGCGCGTCCTCGCCATCCAGGTTCACCCGAAGCCGAAGCCGCCGAATCTTAATCTGCCTGTCCATCTTTCGGATGCCGATATGTTCCAGAATCCTGTGTTCGTAAGCACTTCCGGTATCCATTTCCAGTGTCGAAAAGTGGTCGCGGTTCACGCCGAGCTTTTGCAGCCAAAAGCTGCGGAACGTCTTTGTGTCCCATCTGCCCATGATCGCCGCCGTATCCGACGCGCCGAACCACCCGCTTCTGTCGTGGTCGTGTATCATAAGCGTTTCAGCGTATTTTCCAGATACTGAATGTTACCGAACGACGCCATCAGCTGATCGAATTTCTTCTGATTCAGCCCAAGCCCCGAGAGGATATAGCTCATATCCGCCCCGTTTTGCAGCTTCAAAGTAATCAGCTGCTCGATTCTCTGCTTGATCGCCATAATGCTGTGCTGGGATAGGTCATCGTCTGCGCGTTCCGTGTCCTTGTCGTTTAGCCAGAGCTTGAAGCCAAGCCCCGTGTGAATGGCCACGCCCTTCACAAACGCTCTCGCATGAGCATTGGAAATCCGAAGCTGATTCAACGTGTCATCGTAAACCACTAAGGAACCGTTCATCAGCGGCATATCCATTCGGAACGTCTTATCGTCGATGTGGATTTCGACGGAAACGAAATAGCACCCCGTCGTTCTGCCATTCTTGTCATGGACTTCCTTTGACTGGAATAAGTACCCGCCAGTCTCATTTTTCAGCGGCACAAAGTAGACCTCGCTCGCCCCGTTTTCGTGGAGCAGCATTTTACATTTCGCCCACGGAAGATACGGAACTTCGATCGGCTTCCCATTGTCATCCTTCGCTTTCCGCTTGTCACAGAACGGCAAAACGTCGATCTGTACAAGCTCGTTAAATCCTTTCAGCATATTACCCTCCTTCTCAGCCGGGGCAGAACGTCTTCTTCTGATACCCCAGCTGTTCTAATATCCACTTTGTTCCCATCGTCTCTACCAGATCGCAAACGATATGATTGCCCGGGTCAAAGTTCTCAGAATCGCACACGAAGATATCTCCATCGTTTCCGGCGAAGTATTCTTCGCCTTCGTAAATCTCAGCGCCGAACCGGTCAAACATACATTGCGCTTGCTGTTTATCCTTCATCATCCACCAACCTGTATCTGGCATAGCTCGTGTCCTCACCATACCGGTTCTTGCTCGTTTCCGTTTCCTTCTTGATCGCGTAACCCTCACGCTTGAGATCAAAAATCCTCGCTCCCAGACGCATACAGCTGATGTCCCGAATCGCTTCCAGCTGCGTAATGCTTCCGAAGTCGCGCATATATTGCAGGATTCTCTCCGTCTGCTTCATGTTCACCTCCACGCTTCTGTAAACACCGTCCAGAACACGATATCGCGGTACGTGACCTTCTGCTCCTGAGTCGATTCGGGCGGATTCGCGCATGTGTAGCGGAACCACTCCCGCCATCTGTTGCACATGCAATTCTCCCCGCGCCCCTTCGTGCAGCTCTCACAAGGGTGCTCCATATCATGCCCCCGTAAGCACCGCGCCGACGAAGAAGCACGCCGCCGCCCGGAACAGGCCGAAGCCCAGCATAACCGCCGTACCGCCCAGCAGCATACACGCCACAGAGAAGCAGGCCGTTTCCGCGATCTTCATCAGGCTCTTTTGCCGCTTGCGAAGCCGCACGATCTCATCCCACCTTTCGCCAAGCTCGCGCTCCCGCGCCGCCCGGTGGTTTAACTCCGTGATAATTTCAACGTCACTCATTCTCTGCCTCCACAAATTCGCCGCACATGATATTCTCCGGCTTGGTCTTCGCGATAATTTTTCTGTATTCGCTTGTGATTCTCACGCGGAGGCCTGCGTAAATGCCAAACTCACAGCCTGCCTCGATGCCATAGCCTGCCTCGATGCCATAGCCTGCCTTGATGCCATAGCCTGCCTCGATGCCATAGCCTGCCTTGATGCCATAGCCTGCCTTGATGCCATAGCCTGCCTCGATGCCTTCGCCTGCCTCGATGCCACAGCCTGCCTTGATGCCATAGCCTGCCTTGATGCCATAGCCTGCCTTGATGACATAGCCTGCCTCGATGCCACAGCCTGCCTCGATGCCACAGCCTGCCTCGATGCCACGGCCTGCCTTGATGCCCCAGCCTGCCTCGATGCCCCAGCTTGCCTTGATGCTTCCGGAAACTTCTAGCCGTCCAGCAAAAATGATTGATTTTTCGGTGATCAGATCGCCGTCGACCTTCCGGACATCATCCGTCCTGCCGAATTCTGAAAGCAGCCATAATCCGTAACTGAAATTCTTCTCCGCGCAGCAGTCCAGCAAATCCTGATACTCTACGCCATCCGGATACTTTTCTTGCGGGAATTCTTTCAGAAAATCCATGTATCCAGCTGCACATGCGCCTTTCTCCCGCAGGAGCTCCTTTGTAATTTTCATTTCATCCTCCTTAAATAATCTTCCTTGCCGAGTGGGGCTTTTCTGTTTGCTGCATAGCCTTTGCGTCTCTGAGCCCTTCGCAGCCCTGCCGCCGCTACGCATTGCTGAGCTTTACATTGCCTTTGCCATGCCGATCAATGCCCATCTCTGCCCTTGCCTGTCGAAGCAAAGCGCGCGTTACTACGCCGTTGCCAATCCTTGCTTTACTTCGCCCTTGCCACGCGATCTTTGCTTTACTTTGCCTTTGCCGCGCCAGTCCAGGCCTCGCCGCGCGGCTCATAGCCCTCGCGTCGCTTATCCTAGCCTTTCCATCGCAAAACATAGCATCCCATGCCGCCGCGAAGCCAGACTATTCTTTGCCTTTGCGAGGCACATCAAATCTCTACAGTGCCGTTGCCACGAATTGCATAGCAAAGCCTTTGCGTACCCAGCATTGCAATACCAAGCCTTTGCTTCGCTAGAAGCGTCCGGCGCTTTCGACGCGATGAAATCCCGCGCCACGTTCTCATTGCTCGGCCACGTGCCAAGCACAGGCTCCAAAAATGTTAATCTGACTTTCATTTGCGTTTCCTTCCTTTTCGTTTGTTCTTAGATTTTTGCAAGCGCCAAAACCGGATACTTAGTAATCAAAGGAGTCCAAAAACTCCTCCCGCGTGATTCCAAGCCGCTTGCAAATTGCGATTGTCCCTTTCATCTGCTCACCCAATGGCTCGCGCATTCGCTTTGTCAGCGTCGTTTTGCTTGATACCCCGGCGAGTTTAAGCAAGTCGTCCAGTTTTACGTTTCTCTCCTTTACCCTCCCGTAAATCAGGCGGGACAGGTTCTTCGACGTATTGTCCCGGCCGAGCTTTACCGCTGGCATGTTATTCCTCCTTTTCCGTTTGAGCCTCTTTTACAAGGCTCAAGGTTCCTTCCGTTTTCTCGGCTTCTGTAGCAGCGAGTCGACCGATACGCCAAAATAGTCTGCAATCGCTTTTACAGTGTCGATGCGCGGGGCAGCGTCCTTTCCTGCCCACTTTCCGATTGTGCCGTTGGCAATGCCGCACGCCTTTTCTACGGTCGCAATATTCGTCTTGTGCTTCGTACAAAGGCGCTTGACATTCTCATAAATCAAAAAAATCCCTCCAATCTGTACGAATACTACTTGACAGAGGTTAGAAGATAGTCTAATATAAGCGTGTCAAGGCAATTAAATATCTTCTAAAAGTCCGTCTTGGTGAGGGGCTTGGTTTTTTGTACCCTTCACACGTCTAAGTATAATAGACTTAAGTCGCATTGTCAAGAAGAAAATCTGATTTTTGTCTAATTATTTTTATGGATTTGCATTTACGTCTAAAAGAACTATGTAAGAGCAGGGGAACAAGCATTGCCGCCCTTGAAAGTCGGCTCGGAATGGGGAACGGCACAATCGGAAAGTGGTGGAAGAACGGCCGCGTTCCGAACTATGCAAACCTGTCAGCTGTAGCCAATGCTCTCGAAACAACTATCGCCTACTTGACCGGCGAAACCGATGACCCGTCTGCGGGCATAAAAAAAGAGCGCCCCGCCGATGGCGAAGCGCGTGTCTGTGATTTGCCGGAATCAATTCAGAAGATCATAAATATTTGCCTAGATCGTCCTGAACTTGCGTCTGCGTTATTAACTCTTGCGCAGCAGATAGAAAAAGGTTGAGTTTCTCTGGTGTAAGTCTCATAAGTGTTTCTGTCAATTCTTTAATCGTTGCGATTTCCTTTTCATCCATTATAATCTCCTGTCTCCACTTCCGCCGTCCTTTTCTTAACCTCCAAATTTTATCGTTTCTTTTTGTGTAGATTTGTTCTTGAGGCTGTCAAACTCTGTTGGTAAAATCGTAGTATCAAATCAAATTTTGACTATGAGGGATTTTTACAATGAAAAGAATGCTTGCGCTTTTTCTCGCTGTGCTTCTTCTGACTGGATGCACGGCAAAAACCGCGAAGAGAGAACCAGATAAAGAGAGGGAACAAGAAACAATCGCCGTTCCTGACGCAAAGGTTGGCTCTTCTCCAGAAGCGCCGGAGCCCGCAGAATCGATTCTTCAGGACCAGCCCGAGGTTCCCATCTCAGATAAAACCGCGCAAACGTCTTTCGGTGATTCCACTGCTTCCGATATCGAACCCGATGCGCTAGACGCTCCGATTGAAGCATCCGAACCAACCGAACAGCCTGTTTCGGAAGCTATTGCTTCCCCGGACGCTGAGCCAGTTACAGAAACAACGTCACAGAAATCATCCGGTGTATACGTTGGAAGTGTTGACTCGGATAAATACCATAATCCTAGTTGCCGCTTTGCAAAGGAAATCCTCCCAGAGAACGAAATCTGGTTCGATAGCACAGAAGATGCACAGAATTCTGGGTATTCACCTTGTGGAGGCTGCCACCCTAAATAATATTATAGCGCAATGTTTACACCCAAAAATAGAAAAGAGGAAAATAAGATGGACACTGTAGAAAGACCCGTTCCAACCGAAAATCAAAAGTTTTGCAAATTTTGTGGTGCGATCATCGACAAGGACTGCGTGATTTGCCCGAAATGTGGAAAACAAGTTGAAGAATTAAAGTCCGCGCAGCCGAATGTTGTAATCAATAACACGAACACAAATGCGAACATGAATACTATCCGCGGGTATGGTCGTCCGAAGAACAAATGGGTTTCATTCTTCCTTTGCCTTTTCTTCGGTATGATCGGTGCACATAAATTCTATGAGGGCAAAGTTGGAACAGGAATCCTGTATCTCTTTACACTTGGGTTGTGCGGGATTGGATGGGTCATTGATACTATCGCAATCTTGCTGAAGCCGAATCCTTATTACGTCTAACTCATAAACTTAGAGTTCTGCCACTGCTCCCGTGTCTCGCCTAC